AAAAATAGGGGTGCTGACCTTAGGAGTGCTAACCTTGGGGGTGCTGACCTTAGGAGTGCTGACCTTGGGGGTGCTTACCTTGGGGGTGCTTACCTTAGGGGTGCTAACCTTGGGGGTGCTTACCTTAGGAGTGCTAACCTTAGGAGTGCTTACCTTGGGGGTGCTGACCTTAGGAGTGCTGACCTTAGGAGTGCTGACCTTGGGGGTGCTTACCTTAGGAGTGTTGACCTTGGGGATGCTGACCTTAGGAGTGCTGACCTTGGGGGTGCTTACCTTAGGAGTGTTGACCTTGGGGGTGCTAACCTTGGGGGTGCTGACCTTAGGAGTGCTGACCTTGGGGGTGCTTACCTTAGGAGTGCTAAAAATTACCTATCCTCTCACGACTTCTTTCAAGAGGTTATCCGTAGACAACCTGTTAAAACTTTTACTCAAGCAGAGTGGGCTTCCATAGCACAAATAATTATTCATAAACTATGTTGGGATACCATTAAAAATAAACATAAAACTTCAGCCATGAGAGTGTTTAAAAAATGCTCTAAGGTTGGATTTGATGAATGGGAAAAACATTTCAAGGAGCTAAAATGAAAAAAGAGAAGTCAATACAAATAGAATCTACTGGGGATATGTTGCCTGAGAAGAATCAGTTAGAACTCTCAAAAGAGGTATGCTTATTGCAACCCTGTGAAATGTTAGAAGATGAGGCTACTGGTCAATGCTATGCTTGTAGAATAGGTTCGTCTATTAAAAAGGCTTACGACCTCTGCCAACCAATTGTAAGTAAGGCGTTAAAAGAGAATAAAGAACTACGCAAGAGATTAAATGACTGGGTATACGAACTTGCCTACTATACAGAAGATGAGGTAGCGACTCCTACTGGGGTAAAGAAGTTTGTGGGTAATTTACTCAAACTATTAGAACAGTATAAGTTTGATATAAAAGTAGAACGAAGTTTAAAAGCCCGACCAAAGCCTTGCGAAGATACAGAATGTAGCTATTGTATAGCCTTACAGCAGGAGATAGATGACTTAAGAGAGCAGTTACATAATAAGATATTTAAACAGGATTTAACGGAAGAAGAAATAAAAAGGATAATACTTGATGTATCTGATTATGGACAAATAACTAATTTCCCGTCAGGTTGGAGAACAAAATTGGCTAAAGCTCTAACCAAAGCTAAACAAGCCCAACCAAACGCTTTAAAGGCAAGCGAAGTGAAGCCTAAGCCCCTCTCTAAGTCTAGGATAGAGGAGATACTGCATAATGAGATATGGACTACATTTGAACAAGAAAGCCGACCTTATGGAATGAGAGCTGTTAGTATTAAAAAAGCAGCCGAAGCAATAGTAACCCATATAGCTGAACAGGAGAGGGAGTAATGATATTATCAAAGGCAATGTATGAAAAAATATGTAGATGCCACGATATGACTCACAAGTCAATGATGGCACAGCAAAAGGTAGATGCTTGTCTTATATCTAAAGGGATAGATATTTATGAAATAAGACAAAATGATGCTGGGGGCTATGTTGATATGATAGATTATGCCAGAGGTAAAATAGGCAAAAAAGGACTTGAGATATTATTTACTAAATATCAACTAGACGCTCAGAGTGAGGAGAAGTGATGAAATATTTTCTATGTATGGTATTTGGTGGTTTATTATGGGAACTATTTATGAGAAGGCTAACCACCAGACGCACACCACAACAGAAACTAGACAGAATAAAGAAGGTAATAGAAAGGGGATTCCATGCTAGAGATGAGAGATGTAGAAGAACGAGCAGCGAAGTGCAACCTATGCGCAACAGAACTAAGCATAATTGAAAATTTGCTATATGGTAACAGATGTGTATTCTGCCTACACCAGATGGGTAAGACAATAGGGCTATGGGAATTTCTTATCGTATGCAGGCTAGAGTATAAGATATTCACCTTAGTCAGAAAGCTACGATCGAAGCTAGGGGCAAAGGAAGCACGCATGCTATATCTAGGCTGTGTAGCCGAGGCAGGGGCATCAGACCCAAGAGGGATCGTAACGGCAACCCAGAAGAGAACGCTGATAAAGATATTAAACAGATACAAATAAACCAAAGGAAGGGAGATAGATATGTATAGAGTAAAAATTACTTACGGTGGCTTTACATTGGAAAGGAGATTTTTTTGGCACTGGGTTGGATTAGATGTAACTAACGTATGGTGTAATTGGTATTTCAAGACTAAACCAAGAGTGTTTAATTCATTAGAGGATGTTAAGCAAGTGGTATTTGTAGATAGTGTAACAAAGAATGAGCCTGCTATTTTAAGGGATAAGATAAATAAATTAGAGGAAAAAATAAAAGAAATGGCTACTCAAAATGCTATGTTAATAAGGGTAAATGAACTAAAACGAAAAAATAAAAAAAGGAAAGGAGTAAAGAAATGAGATTATGGTCAATATTGATAGCAATAGCATTACTAGCAACATTCGCAATGCCAGCACAGGCAGATCGCTTGGAAGATATCCAAGAGCGTGTATCAGAACTAGCTCAGCAACGTATCTTAATCAGCAATGAGATACTAAGATTAGAAGGCGCATTCAGGGAAAGGCAAGAGGTTATAGCTGAAGAGGCAGCTAGGCTCAAAGCAGAGACACAAATAGAAGCAGACAAGATCGCAACAGAGAAGCTAGCTGAAGAAGTCAAAGTAAAGTTGAAAGAGATAGACAAAAGCATAGAGGAATAATTGACATATGATTTGCGGGGAGTAGTGAGAACATCTATAACACAAAGGGTTGAGACCTTAATCTAGGTATAGAATCCTAGCTCCCCGCGCAAATAAGGAGTAGCATGGCATACAAGTCAGATTGGGGTAGGTGTGAGCGCAAGAAGAGATACGGCTCAAAAAAGTCAGCCTTGAACGATATCAAGCGAATCAGGAAACGCTCTATCATGGTTCATACTCCTCATGTGTATAAATGCGATTGTTGCCTAAAGTGGCATATAACCAAGCAAGCACAGGTAGGAAAGCGAGGCATAAGCATATGAAAAAGTTATCTGAGTATGATAGTACCAAATATAAAAGAAAATGCAGTAAATGTGGCAAAATACATATATTATATACTCAAAAAGATGAGTGGCCAGAATATCATATAAGTGTTTATGTGCAATGTAAGTGCGGAAATTATATAAAATTTACTTTGCCTGTAAATTAAAAAGTAGGAAAGCGAGGGATAAGTATATGAAAAGAAGAAAACGATTGAATATGTTGTTAACTGAAGCAGAGAGAAGAGATGTTGATTTTATTCTAATGTTGCGCAGAATGAAGAAGATTGCTGTTGGGAATAAAAAGATAATATTTACAAAGGAATTTATGGAAGATGCTGACTTTCCAGTACAAATATTGAATAAGTTTTTTAATGAGGTCAAGCGCGATAATTATAGTATGCAATATAAATGTGGTAATTTAAGCTGAAAGCGAGGTGTGAGTATATGAAGATAAAAAATAGATTATGGGCAGTAGGGTGGATAAGTTTTTTGATAGGTATTGGTTTTGCTAGCAAAGATATCAAGCCAGTTGTTGTGGAAGAATTTAGTTGGTTTACTATTATTACAACAATAATGATGTTTATTATAACCATGGTTATTGGATATATAGCTGGAATAGAAACTATGAAGGAGGATAACTAATGCAAGAATGGACATCAATAACAATACCTGGCACAAAGGAAGAACTACTCTTTGCAACTAAGACATTGGGCAGGAAAGACACAGACTGGTGCTGGAGGAAGTTTGATGCAGAACGATACGAGGTATGTATCCTAACATCAGAGTTTATGAGGATTAGAAAGAAGTATCAACAGATTACACGTGCTAAAAGGGAAGAAGGTCAATGTCGTTAAATTTTAAAAGAGGGACGTGAGCTCTTGACATCATAGTTTAAAAATGTTATAGTTATAGTATTAAAGGATAAAGGAGTAGCTCTCCAAATTATAGATGAGTAGGCATATATGCTGTCTACTCATCTTTTTATTTAACAAAGGAGTGTTATGTCGACGGAGAAAAAGAAAAAACTCACCTTGAAACAAACCCTATTCATAAAACATTACTTTGAACAAAACGGTAACGGCACACAAGCCGCAAAACTCGCAGGCTACAAAGGTAACAACAATACCCTACACGTTGTTGCTATAGAGAACCTACAAAAACCTGCTATTCAAGAAGCTATAGATAAATTATATAAAGACAATGGCCTTACAGAAGATGTGCTATTAAAAAAGCATATTCAATTATTAAATGCACAAAGAGAGTTTTCAATAGGTGATGTAAAATACAAATCACCAGATAACACAGTACAGATAGCAGCACTAAAGCTAGCCTACGAGGTAACAGGCAGACTCATCAAAAAGATAGAACACTCAGGCGAAATCAAACTAAGCGCAAAGGAAAGAGATGCCCACATTAACAGAATCAAAAGCCTCTTGTCTTGAAGAGTTAACAGACAAAGAGCTACTTGATACAGAGCGCATAACTATTCAGCATAATCCTCTGAAGCTGGTAGAGAGCAATATGCTCCATATCAAGACCAAAGCAGGTGAGATGGTGCGCCTTGAACTTAACACTACCCAGAAGAAATTATTCAATAAAATTGTAGAACTTCGTAAACTCAACAAGCCTATTAGACTATGGTTATTGAAATATAGACAGGGCGGAATGTGTTTAGATCCAAATACTAAAGTATTAACTTCGGATTTAAAATGGGTTCGTATTGATGACTTAGAGGTAGATGATAATGTGGTTTGTACAGATGAAGACGCAAAGACAGTTACCAGAAGATTAAGAAATGGTACAGTGCAAGCAAAAAAAGAGATTATTGATGAAGCATTTCAAATAACATTAGAAGATGGTAGAACTCTTATTGCTACTGCAAATCATCGTTTTTTAACAAAGAAAGATTCTCATTCAAGAACTAAGTGGACAAAAGTTAATGATATGCGTGAGGGGCTTAATATTCGTAATATTACCCGTGTTTGGGGTAAGTCTAATTATGAGGATGGCTGGTTTGGCGGTATGATAGATGGTGAAGGCTCAATAAGAAGAACAAAGAGAAGTGGTTATGATTTAAAACTTACTCAAAGACCAGGGCCTGTTTGCGATAGAATGAGAGATTATTTGATTGATAATGATTATAAGTATCAGGAATATTTAGATGTAAGGTCCGCTAAGGAAGGCGGGAAGTTTAGTGGCAATCCAGTAGTCAGATTAACAGTAAGCAGAATAGATGAGTTATTTAGAATAGTAGGGCTAACTCGTCCAACAAGGCTCATAAATAAATTATGGTGGGCAAACAAAGCACTTCCTTGTAGGGGCAGAGGTGGACAAGCGTGGTTTAAAATTGTTAAGATTGAATCTATAGGACGACAAAGAATGATAGACTTGCAAACATCACATAAGACATATATAGCAGAGGGTTTTGTTTCGCATAATTCTACCCTGATAGAGTCTATCATCTATGCTCTAACTTCACAGCGAGAAAATACCAACTCGCTTATTCTAGCAGATGAAAAGGATCATGCTAGCAATTTATTTGAAATGTCAAAGCTGTACCAGGAGAAACTAGAAGAGACTGATCCACATATTCCACCAGCGTTAAAGAAGTCCAATGAAAAAAAACTAGAATTTGATGGTATACACTCACAAATACTTATAGCTTCTGCGGAAAATACAGAAGCAGCTAAGTCAAGAACCTTTCAATTATGTCATTTGAGCGAAATAGCATATTTCAGGGATTTCAAGACAATAATGGGGGATTTGAACCAAACTGTCCCTGATCTACCTAACACTATGGTTATAGGGGAGACCACAGCTAATGGTATGGGCGACTTTTATAAGGAATGGCTAAGAGCAGTAGAGGGTAAGACAGATTGGATACCGCTGTTTTTCCCATGGTTTGAGATGGATGAGTACAGCCTAAAGGTAGAATCAGGCATCATGTACCCCTTAGATGGCATACTATTTGATGCTGATACATCAATTCAGTTATTTGAACAAGAGGAAAAAGACCTACAAGAAGAACATAAACTAACTGATGAACAGATAAACTGGCGTAGATATGCTATTGTAAACAAGTGCCAAGGAGATTTGAGCGTTTTTAATAGGGAATATCCTGCCACGTGGGAACTCGCTTTTTCCTCTAGTGGTGAACTGTTCTTTGATCGCAAGGGCCTAGAGAAGCAGATGACCAAGAGACCAATAGCCATAGGCGAGATATTCTTTCAGAACCTTAAGTGGGAATGGAGAGACATCAAACATGGCAGAATAGAGCTATTTGAGCGCCCGCAGGCAGGCGAGGAGTATCTAGTCACTGGTGACGCTTCAGAGGCTGTAGGGGCAGACGAGGCCTCAATACTGGTGCTTAATAAACGGCTCAACACCACAGCAGCGATCGTAGCAGGCCAGATAACACCTGAAGAGCTTGCACAGCTAGAGATAGCGCTAGGCAACTATTTCAATCTAGGTCTTATAGCTCAGGAAAGCAAGGGTTATGGCTATCAGGTCAATCAGCTAATACACTCTAAATATGGTAATATCTACCGCAAGGTGATCAACAAAGACGGTATTGATGTAAAGACAGAGGAACTAGGCTTCAACACTACATCAGTAACAAGGCCATCAATGCTGGCACAGTTAGCAGAAGAGGTAAAGAACAATACAACAGATATCAATTCAGAGAAGATTATATCCCAGATGAGGACATTCATTATAAAGAAAGATAAGGTTGGCAAGGTAACGAAAATTGAATCTCAAGACGGTTATCAGGATGGGTTAGTTATTTGCAGGGCAATTGCGAGTTATGTTCGCAATCAATATCCCTATAAAGCGATTAACACAAAAGATACTCATGCTAAACAAAAAGCTTTTATAGAAGAGCGAAGGCGTAAAAAGGGTTTTGGAGGATGAATGCTTAAAGTAGAATGTCAAAGAGCATACAATAAAGAATATCATCAAAGGAATAAAGAGCGCATAAATGAGCGCCATAGAGAATACAATCAAGAAAATAGTGAGTCTTTAAATAAATATAAGAAGGAATACCGTCAGAAAAACAAAGAAGGTATAAGTGTATATAACAAAAAATACAAAAGCTCAAATAGTGAATATATTAAGGAGTACGATAAAAAATACCGCCAAGAAAATAAAGAGAGTATAAATAAGAAGCGTAGAGAATATCGCTGTAAAAACAGAGAGTATATAAATAATAAAAATAAAGAATGGTATCACAAAAAAGGAATAAGCCAAAAATATAATCACGGATTATCATATACAACAGAATATAAAAAATTAAGAAGTCAGAAAAGAAGGACTTTAAGTAAAAATGGTGGGGAATTAAATATTAAGACAATACAACTCGTATATGAGGACAACATAAAGAGATACGGTACATTAACATGCTATCTATGCTTAAAGCCCGTTGCATTCAAAAAAGACCATTTAGAACATAAAACCCCATTATCACGGGGTGGCACTAATGAGTATAACAATTTGGATATTGCTTGTGCTAAGTGTAACCAAACAAAGCACAACAAAACTGAAAAGGAATATCGATTATGGCTGAAGAGATAATCAAAGAAGTTAAGTTTGAGAATAACCCTAAGAGCATATCAGATAAGAAAATGCAAGAAGAAGGAATACCTGCTTATATGGAAAAGCTAGAACTATCCGAAGAACAGAGAACTAGGCTAGTCCTAGAACTCAAAGCAGAGGTCAAGGTAATACAAGAGGAAAGAGATAGCAAGCAATTAGGTGCTAAATGGGACGCTCTAGACAACCAATATGACGGCAAGGTCAACGAAGATGAACTCATGCAGTTCAATCTTAACCGTAATATAACTAAAGTCAAGATAGATAATATAGTAACATCATGCTCAGAGGCATTCTTTGAGACTGACCCTATATTCGCAGTAACCCCTAGGCCAGAGTTTGGCAAGGGTAACATAGAGATATGCAATAAACAGCAAGACTTCCTAGATTATAAGGTAGATAACCTACCATTCAAGCCTGAAATGGACTTAGTATTCCACTCAGCAGCAGTAAAGGGGCTAGGCTGGCTAGAGTTATTCCACGATATCAAGCGTGAACCACGCAAGCGTGAAGAGTATTACGAGTCTAAGATGGAAATAGCCAAAGACCCATCAGGCCAACCTATACCAAACGCAGATAATACAGGCCCTCAAATGAAGAGTAAAGGCCTTGATGAGTTCTTATCTAACTGGCCATCAGCACTAAAGGACTACCCAGGCAAATGTAAAGCACTATCAGAGGGCAAGGATATAGAGTTTGTAGCAGTATACAAAGAGACCATATACAATGACCCAAAGCCTAAATTCCATGACATCAAGGACGTATTGGTAAGAGCAAAGACAGATGGATATGAAGGCCTAAAGACTACAAGGCTCATAGCCGTAAGAGAGAACTTCACCTGGTGGGAACTAAAGAAGGAAGAGCAAGCTGATAAGTTCTATGATATAGATGACCTAGTCAACCTAAAGGATGGCGAGCGCCCAGAGAACCACGAAACACTAGATTACGATATCCTCAAATGCACATATTGCTTCAGAATGAACCCAGACAATGACGAAGAGACTAAAATCATATGCTGGATGGCAGAGGAAAAGAAGATAATTATAGGCTCAACCCTGTATCCATACTATGCCGTCCCTTGTTGTTATCTACCATTTACACTCAAACGTAAGAAAAAAGGTATATATCAACCAGGCGTAGCAGAGGATATGACAGATTCAAACATAGCAGAGAACGCTATCTTGAACGCAACCCTAGAGACAGCATACATAACCAACACCGTAACACCTATTACTAAAGACCCAGAGGTTCAAGCGCAGTTCCTAGAGAAAAGATTCGCTCATGGTGTGCCAATAGAAGCAGACGCAGGTAGCATAGACTTCCTACAGAAGTATATGAAGCCAGCAGATATAGGCGGAATGTTAAGCCTTATGCAGTATTTAGTGCTAGGAGACGATCAGGTAAGCCGTGTGTCAAGCCTTATGAGTGGAGCAGAGAGTCCATTTGACCCTAATGCACCAGCCAGAAAGACTATGGCGCTCCTACAACAGAGTGGTAGAGGCATCATGGACTACGTAAAGCACCTGTTGCCAACCTTTAACGAGATAGGCTACATACTACTATCAATGTATTTCCAAATGTCAAAGCAGGGCAAGGAGTATAAGCCATCACCAGAGAGGTCATCAGATGAGAATCCATTCGCTACATTAACCCGCAATGACATGGTAACTAGAACAAGCATAGAAACTCAAGCATACGCATTTGTAGAGGATAAGGTAAATGAGAAGGTATTAGACCTAAGCCTATATCAGACCATCAGACAAGAACCTCTAATAGCAAAGAACCCAGATGCGGTATACACACTATTGAACCAGCTCGTAACAGGATGGAGTCCGAAGTGGAAGAACATAGCAAGTCGTGTGATACCTACAATGTCTGAGTTCCAAAAAATGCAAGCACAGGCAGCACTTCAGGGTGTGGCCATGTATGCTCAAGCTATGCAAAAAGAGGAACAGACTACAGGTGTAGACGCTCCAATAGACCCAGAGAAACTAATGGCAGTTGTTGGAGATTTAAGGGCGCAAACCGTGAGCGCAATAGATCCTAAAATACAAAAGGAGAACGAGAAAAATGCTCAATAAGAATCCATATATGCAGCCTACTAAGCAACAGATAGCCCAGGCAGAGCAGGTAAAGAAGGACTTAGCCATAAAGAAAGAAAGCCTTATTCAACTAGCCAAGACATGTATGGATGACCCTAAGTTTAAGCAAATGAAAGAGGAACTAGAGACATTCAAAATAAGCGTATTCAAACAACTAAGCGAGCCTATGTACCCAAATCCTACAGAGGACGCTTATTACCTTAGAAGCTGTATAAACACTATGCTGGTATTGGATGGAATACTAACCAAAACAGCTAAAAATGCGAAGGAGTAATCATGGCTAGAGGAAGAGGCAGTTGTGGCGGTAAGAGACGCAGAGATGGTTCAGGCATGGGTAAAGGTCAACCAGCAAGCAGAAGAAGGAAGAAATAATGGCTAAAAAAGACAAGCCAAAACCTAAAAAGGAAAGCAAAGAGACTCCACCAGAACAGAAGACTGAGCCAGGTTCAGGATATGGTGGCAGACAAAACTCGGAGATGCAATAATGAAAAGCGATAAGGATAAAAAGCCACAGAAGCCATTAAGCATAGAGCAGGCAGGTAACTTCCTAAAGGAAAAAGACAAGACTATGCGGGCAGATGCTAAGAAGGAAGCAGCTAAGAACCCTATCTCTATAGCACCACCAAAGGATAGGTCAGCATTCTTAATGTATGGCATATCGCTGTTAACCAGCATATCAGAGACAACTAAGAATAAATGGTGTGCCGTAGCAGGCAAGCAGCCATCTATGTATACCACCAAAGAGGCATTAAAGAACTTACGCGCGATATTGATATTAAGGATAAACGGTTACAGCATAAAGGAGATATCGCACCACCTGAAAGTAACCGAGAATATAATCCTAAAGAGTGAAGCCCTAGCAATACAGACCATAAGAGATGCTATTAGTAGAGTTAAGGCAACCAAAGTCCCTATAATCGGAGGGAAATAATGGGTAAAACGCTGCAGTTTCGTTGCCCGTTGTGTAATAGACTCTTGATTAAGTGGGAGATAGGCACAACTAAATGTATATACGATGTAACAAATCTAACTAAAGAGGGTAGAACCAGATGCACCAAATGTAATTCACTGTTGATATTTAAAGGTAATCAGTTTGTAGCAGACGTAGAAACACAGGCAGCACCTCTGAACAACTCAGAGCCTGCTAACCATATAAGCGATACCCACTTAGGTGGCCCGCAAAAGGAGGAGTAACATGGGTGATATAAAGATCGATCAGGCAACTCTAGAAGCACAGGAAGGTAACTTAACTGACGAACAGAATCAGGCTATAGCTCTTGAGGCACTTGCAGAATCAGAAGGCAAGAAACCCGAAGAAGAGAAAAAGCCAGAGGAAGAAAAATCGCCAGAAGAGAAAGCTCCTGAAGAAGAAAAGAAGCCTGATAAGGATAAAGAGGAATCAAAGGAAGTCGCACCTAAGAAGGAAACCGACATAACCGATGAGGACTTATTATCCACAGAGGATGACAAACTTTCTGATGACCAAAAGACTAAGAAAGTTGAACTCGTCAAGAATATAGAGGCAGAAAAGGTCAAGATCAAGACAGAAGAAGATGATCTATTAGCCAAGAAAGACGAGGAGTTAAGTGATGAGGATAAGACTAAGAAGGCAGAGATAGTCAAGACCAGAGAAGAAGCCGACACGCAATCAGCCGAAGCAGAGGTTAAGGCCTACGCAGAGGAACACAAGGTAACTGAAGACGAAGCTCGCACAGACCTAGAGAGCATGGCCAAAATTCAAGAGAAGTATAAAGACGACCCGAAGCAGCTTGCAAAAGCTAACCTTCACCTACAGCGTCTAATCTCTAAGAATCAGGAAGAATCAAAGGCTCAAGAGGAAGCGAAACCTATCAGAGAAGTTACCGTTCAAGCAGTAGAGCAATTTATGCGAGATGGTGAGATTGTGATAGATGGCAAAAAGAAATCTATGGACGAAACTGTTGATGCTTATAGAGAGGCTTATCCTAAGATAACCGAAGACCTTGATGATGACAAAGTTCTCACGCTTGCAGCTAAAGACTTCAAGCAAGCTATAGATAAACAGAATCTATCAGCTAGAAGTGAACTTAAAGATCAGGCAAGGGTAAAGCGGGACACACTATATGACTCAATCCCTGAAGCGGATAAAGCACTTATCCCAGAGATTAAACCACTCATAGAGAAACTCACAGATTCACAGATAGTAAGTAATAACTTCAATGTAGACACCTACGTCAAGTTTGTCAAAGGTGGCAAATATGACGATGATGTAAATAAGGTGAAAGCAGAGAAGAAGGAGTTCGGAGCAAAGGAATATAAGCGTGGACTCCAAGAAGCAAAGATACTGAATGGTAGTAGGCCACCTGAAGGCAAAGCACCAGCAGGCAAGGGTGCTAAGTCTCTGACAGATGCCGAAAAGAAGAGGGCAGAAGAAATGTTTGATGGCCCAGGCATAACTCAACAGATGGCTCACGATTCATATAGAGATATTCTAAAAGACGAAGAGAATAACAACAAGGAGAAATAAAATGGATGTAGGAAAACAGTTAAAATACGGGCAGATATCTGGTGGTAATATAGGATACGACCACATCCTAACTGCTGCACAGACAATCTTAGCCGCAAGTGGTAAGTTCGTAGCAAGAGCAGGTGATGGTACTGATACAGTAACATTAGCTGATGATGGCTCTACAGAGCTTCTAGGTCACCTAGAATGTGAAGCTATTGCTACTACAGATGGTGATGAAGTACGCAAGATAGTATGTGATCCAACAGCAGTATATCGTATCCCTATTGATTCAGGTACATACACACACCTGATGAAGGGTAAAGACTGCGATATAGCAATATCAAACAATGTTCAAGGCGCACAGCTAGACGCATCAGTAGAGAGAACACTAAGAATAGTTAACGGAGATTTAGTTAATAATGAATGGGTAGATGTCATGGTTCTTTATCAGAATATGACAACTATAGGTTGTGACGTAACATAATAGAGTATGGAACATAGAAAAAGTAAATTAACGCAATTAGCACAAACAAAGGAGTACAAAGGAAATATAAGCCTTTGTAAAATTTAATCATGGCTGGAATACGCGCAGATCAGACAGCTCTATACCTTAAAGATATGTACAAGGCAGAGCGTGAAGGTTATAAGGAAGTAGATACCGTTTATAATAAGGTATTGAAGGTTGTAAACAGCGTAAGCGGTGCTGGTGATAAGATTACGCAGGTACTAGGCGCTGGCAAATTAACTAGGCATACCAAAGAGGGCCAAGAGATTGTGTTCAAGAGTCCTGTAATTGGTTGGGAGTTCCTAGTAAAGTATCACACTCTAAGTGATGGTATTGCTCTATCAAAGGAAGCCGTAGAAGATACAGTAAAGCTCGGTAACCTATTGAAAGACCTTGCCAATAGTTGGGGTAAGCAGGTAAGAATTGCTAAAGAAGAAATGGGTTCAAGACCTTTTAACGAAGGTGGAAACCTATTAGGTGATTACATATTCAATGGTACTCACACAGGTAACTCAGACTCATCAGGTGATATGCCTTATGACTCTGAACCAATGTTCAACTTGTCAACAAACACCAGAAGTTCTAAGGGTGGCGGAACATACTACAACTCTGTAGCAGCTCTAACAGTAACACCAGATAACTTCGCAACTATATATAATCTACACACCACGACTAACAACAGAGATGAAAGAGATAATATAGTCCAGAATCCAGCAGATACATTGTTGGTAAGACCAGGTGCAGATAGATTTGCAGCAGATAGAATCGTTGATACTGGAAGAGGCTTACCAAGTAGCCAGTTAAACGATATCAACCCATACTATAAGCTCGTATCAGTTATAGATTGGGACTACCTAGAATCAGGTGAAGCAGCATTCTTCGTAGGTAAGAAACAGTCAAACGACTGGCAGTTCAGAGAGAGACAGAACTCAGAAATAAGGTTCTTCAGGGATGAAACTAACCTTGGATATAAGACTTCTATCAATATCCGACAGGGTATCCTTATAAAGAACTTCAGAACATGGACAAGAGGCGGCGGTTCATCTGCCTAAAAGGATAAATAATGAGTTTTCCTGAAATTAGATATGGTATATGTCAACTATGCGGAGCAAAGGGATCACCACAGACAGATGATCTAACTGATGCCGATGCTGTTGCTAGGACTACTGAGGGTGCTGATGGATATGACTCAGGTAATGGCGTAATACTAAAGATGTACAAAGGAAGGCTCGCTTGTGAAACCTGTATCAACGAAGGAAAAGCTGACATAGAATCTAGACAAGATGCAAAGAAACACGCAGGCAAGGATAGATTCTTAGATAAAGCAGGATTCACTAACGAAGTATAGGAGATAATAACATGGCTAAAAAGAAAGTAATTAAGAAGGCAGACCCTGTAGTAGAGCCTAAAGCAGAACCAGTAGTAGCAAAAGAAACAGCTACAGTTGCTAAAAAGGCGGGTTGGATAAAGGCCACAGTGAAAGAAGTATTAAGGTATCAGGCTGAAGGCAGGCTATATGGCCACAATCCAAAAACAGGCGAAGCGTTAGTAAAATAACAAGGAGGATAAGATGTACGGGAAATCAAAAACAATGATGGCTATTCTCGTTGTTGCAGCTCTATGTTTCTTACAAGTGCCAGCATTTGCGGCACAGGTAAAGGCTAATACCGATAAAGGCTACATAGGAAACGACCAGTGGATATGTGATGTTACTGGCGACCTTGTACCTATAGACGACTCAAGCCAAGACATAGGAGCAAGTGGTAACGAAGTAGACAACATCTACCTAGATTCACTTTGGTTAGGTGGAGTAGAAAAAACAAGCTGGGGCTCTGTCGTATCACCTATGACAGATGCAACAGGATATGTTTATCCTACTGACTCAGGTGGTGTATATAGACTGTATGATGCAGGCTATCTATCACTTGGAGCAGGCACCGCGGTAGACACATACATCCTATTTGATACTGATGATGACGATTGGTATTTTGGTAGAGATGACACAGACAACGATTGTGCATGGGGCGTAGGCTCAACTCTAGGTACTGACGAAAGAATCAGTATTGTAGATAATGCCGCATTAACAGCTATTACTATCGGTGATGGTGTAGACTCAGAAGATAAATACCTTCTCTTCGATGGAAGTTTAGGCGACCAGTATATCGGTTACCTTGATACCTACGATATGTTAATAGCGGGTGATGGTTCGACCATGGATGCTGATATGTGTTGGGGCGTTGAGAATGCCACTACACCACTATTGGTACTATGGAATGGTATCGATGCCTATGGTGCTATTGATATAGATTATGGTTCAGTAGACGTTACAGACCATACATTCGTATCAGATGGCGGAACACTTATCATAGATGGTACTATTACTCTCACAGAAGCAGAAGTAATAAGCAACGCAACAGACGATACAGTTAGAGTAGCTTCTAATGATGCCGCAACAACGCTTGAGGTATGGAGCGATCTTGCTTCAGGAGATGCTATTCTGAAACTTAGTGCTGGAGATGGTGATGCAGCAGGTGAACAATGGACAATCACTTCAACACAAACAACTACAGATTTGGTAATTGCTTGTGATGATACAACTCCAGGCGACCCATTAACAAGATTCACAATATCAGACGCAGGTGTAGTAACCACAATGGGTACTGTTAATCTAGAAATAGAAGATTCAGCCAACACAAGCATTACTGATATAGCAAATATACAGCACTTTACATCAGGCACAGCAGCAGCAGGTATCGGTGCGGGCTTAACTTTTGACCTTGAAAACGGTACAGGTACAGAGGAAGAGCATGCTTCTATTGACGTAGTAGCAACATCATCTACAAACGGTGCAGAGGATTCAGATGTTGTAATAAATCAGATGACAGCAGGCGCACTAGCAGAGACAGTAAGAATAGTTGCAAATTCAAGTGCAACGACTTCTGATTATCTTCAGTTTACTGCTAATACAACTGAGACTACTGTTGCTCATCCTGTTTTAGTTTTAGCAACTGCTACAGGAACAGCAGAGGATCTTCACGGAATGGCAATTTCATTCAGACCTGAAGATGCTACAGGCTCAGAAGAACACGCAAGGATGGACATAGTTCAGACTACAGCAGCAAGAGCAACTAATGATACTGACTTTGTATTTACTCAGGATATAGCTGGGGCTCTAACAGAGACAGTAAGATTTGATGCTGACGCAAGTTTGGGTGGCGTCGTAGTTATTGAAGGTGCGAGTCCGCTTGCTATGGGTGGTACAACCGATGATGCCTATTTCACAATATTGGCTGTAGCTGATGCTGCAAGTTCATCTAAGACGGTTACATTACCATCAATAACATCATCAATCGCTCTGGAAACTGTGGCAACAACAGTAATCACAGCAAACACAACAGCGACGATAACAGTTGTTCCAGGAACAGACACTCTATACACCTACACAATCGACACGGATGATGAGAATTGTACGCTAACATTCTCCGCTGGCGGTACAGCAGGTGACATAGCGACTATCATATTTGATGCTGCCGCAGCATCAGGTCAGGACGAAATTATGACTTTTCATACAACCCTTGCAAATACCACAGGCACTTTAACACTTGCCGATGGAGCGAATGAAAGATATGTAATAACGTTCATAAGTGATGGAACTGTTTGGAATGAAACTTCCAGGACAGGCGCACAAACATAAAGTAATAATCTAACGGGGAGGGGCATAAGCCTCTCCCCAGACATGAGGTGTAATATGGCAAGAGGATGGGGCGGAAAGGAAAAACTTCCTGGGAAGGGAGAATTAAGAAAGCTAATACAAGAGACAGACAATTTACAACATAGAAAGAATAAGCTAAAATCAGAAATAAGCGTAGCCGTGAATAAGGCAGTAGAAGCAAAAACAAAAGAACTAGACGAATTATTTGATAAAGAAATAACCAGTTTAAACTCAATGCATGAATCAAAAATAAAGCAGTTAGAATCAGAACGTACCGATGTTAATAAACAACGAGATATCCTACGAGTAAAAGATAAAGAAATATCAGAGAGAGAAAAATCTGTATCGGCCAGGGAATCAAAGGCTCAGATACTTGAAGATAAGAATGTCCGCACTTCCATATCCCTAGATAACAAAGAAGCCCAGAATCAATCATATATAGAAATAGAGAATACCAAACTAAGCGAGCGTGAGCATGATATAAACATTAAAAAACAAGAAAATACAACCAGAACCAATCAGCTTGTAAAACAAACGATACATCTAGAGGATCAGGACACCAGCCAGAAGGACACACAGACACAACTAGACGCGGATAAAATAGCACTAAACAGCCAAGCAACTAGGAATAGCAATGATATGGCTGAAATTGAAGAACTTCAAATAGAGTTAAAAAAGAACCAAGCTGATACTAAATTAGTAATAGCAGATGCAAAAGAAAAATTCCAACAGGCCAATGAACTGCTTGCAACAGCAGATGCGCTCCAAAAGAAACTAGACATAGAAAAGGAAGCCGTAAAAAAGATGACCAAGGATATTCCTGAGACTAAGAAGATTCTAAAAGAGCGAGAGATATCGGTAGGTGAAAAAGAAAGGCTTGTTATATTAAAAGAACGCAGAATAGACGCTAAAATAAAAGTGTTAAAACAACTAAGAGCAGGATAAAAGTGGAGGTTTAAAAATATTATGTCAATAGGCCCTTTTGTAGACCCTATACCAACAATAGCGAACGTAACAGAGATACCAGTAAAAACTACAGCAGTAGTCTACACAAAGTCAATGAGCCTTAAAATGGGTGAATACTTTGCGCTAGGCTACAAAGCAACATCAGGTGGTGATGTAAAGCTAAAAATAGAACTAGAGCAATCACATCAGCGACCAGACACAGAAGAGGCCTCAGACGACACCTATGTAGTCCCTGAGAGCATAACAACCCTAGAAGCAGCTCTAGCGGACGAGGATTGGCATTTTAAGAAGCTAGAGCCTATAGCACTACCATTTGCTAGGCTAAAAATAACAGGACTTGGTGCTCCAAGCGCCAATCACGCAAGCACAACCATACAACTAAAACTAGGCAAAATAGACCTAGCATAAGGAGGGTAACATGGGACGTAGTATTGGGCCAAATATACAAAGTGTATTATCATCTTTGAATCTAACTACAATCACAATACCAGCAGGAGAAACAATATACTCACAGGCTTTTAGTCTTAAAGAAGGTGAGTATTTTGCATTAGCTTATAAAGCAGGTAGTGCAGGGGCAGTAGATTTAACAATAGACTTACAGCAATCTCACAAATTGCCGACTACAGAAGGCGCAGATGAGGCAGCTTATGTAGTACCAGAGAGTGCAAGTGCTGTTCATACAAACCTAGCAGACACCGATTGGCATAGCGAATCATTATCACCAGTAGCAATGCCATATGCAAGACTTATGATAGTAAGCGGAGCAGGCGTAGCAAACACACTACAGGCTAAATTAAGTAAGCAAGAGAGCCTATAAAAAGGTAGATATGAAAAGACTACTGATAACAATGTTATTGTTAGGCATAACATCACTAGCCTATTGTGAGTCGGGATGGAGAGGGGATCAGGCTAAAAATACCGATACCGATACTACTTACTTTGACGGTATATTATCAGCAAACGAAACAGACGTTCAACAGGCTTTAGACATACTAGATGACATAAGTCTTTCAAGTGGTGCGCCAACAGACGCAGACTACCTTGTAGGCACAGCTAATGGTAGCTTATCAGCAGAAATACCCGTAGGCACAACCCCAGGCGGTGAATTGGGGGGTTCTTGGGCAACTCCTACAGTAGATTCAACCCACAGCGGTTCAGCGCATCACGCAGCAGCAACCATTACCACTCCCGATACAAATGTTACAGCAGGTCAAGCTATCACTTTCGCACAAGCAGGTATTATGGGAATTACTGAATCTGCTGATACGATTACTTTTACAGCAACAGAAGTAGATGGAAGCACCAGTAATGAAATCAATACCATAACCTGCCCAGACGCGAATGTTACTGCGGGATTGGGTATTACTTTTGCTGATACAGGTATAATGACTATCACGGAGAGTGGTGATACTGTCACTTTTGATGCAACGGAAGTAGACTCTATTGTTGGAGCTGTAACTGGAATAGTAAAATCAGATGGGTCGGCAAATTTCTCTGCCGCTTCCGCAGGAACAGATTATCAAGCTGCAATCACAGGCACAGATACCCACGTTATGTTCTTCGATGGTGCAAATACTCCTGCTGGCGATGCAGGAATGACCTATAATAAAACAACTGATACACTTACCATTGTTGATATAGTAGCAACAGATTTATATTTAACTACAAGTCAAGGCGATATAGAATTTGAAGGAGCAACTCCTGATGACTTTGAAACAACTCTCACAGTAGAAGACCCAACCACACCCGATAAAACAATTACTTTACCTGATGCTACAGGAACAGTAGTCCTCAAAGACACAGAAGATACCTTAACTAATAAAACCTTAGCAGCTGCAAACAATGTTATTGAAGCTGATACTGTATTGACTATCACAGGCTTAGCACCAGACACCCAAAATACTTATGCAAGAACTCAATATCTAATACCGTATGCCTCTACTACAACTGCCTTTGGAGAGATAGCCATAGGTACAGCTACCCATGTGTTGACCTCTAATGGTATAGGTTCAGCTCCAACATTTCAAGCAGCTGCTGGTGGTGCTCCTGAAGGTACAGCAGTTCTCTCAACAGGCCCAGTAGCCGATACTAATTACCTCAGAGCAGATGGAGATGGCACTTGCTCTTGGCAAGCAGTTGCAGGTGGTGGTACTATGAGTACATTTATATTAGAGGATAGCGACGGCACAGAAGTATCAATCTCAGATGCAGAGGAAGTTAAATTCATAGAGAGTGGAATAATAGATATAGATTGGACAGATACTGACCCAGGTTCAGACGCTGATCCATTTGATTTGACATTTACAGTAACAGAGGTAGATTCTATTGTTGGTGCGGTAAGTGGTGTAGTAGAATCAGACGGTGCGGGTAACATATCAGCCTGTGAAAATTTAACTGATGTTGATTATGAAGAAGAAGTTACGGCTGGCTCGTTAGCAGACAACACTATAAATGATGATGATATAAATTGGGACGATATAAGTAATTTAGCTGCTAATGGGGCTTGTACTTTGGCTGCTACAGCTACCAACATAGCGGATAATACAGGAACAACCACTACTGTTTTGCACGGTAATGCCGCTGGTAGTCCTTCCTTTGGATCAGTTGTTGCAACGGATATGGGAATTGATGCGTATGATTTAGGTACATCTTTAGAAGCTGATACCCTTACCGAAAGTGGCAACGCAGTTTTCAATACAACAGAAGTTGCAACTTTTACAGGGCTTACTTCATCAGGGATTGTGAATATAGACGATGGAGTAGGCGATTCTCCTTCTCTGTTTTTTTTCGATGCGGATAATAACTACTTTGCACTTATTAAATATGACGCTGGTGCAGCTGGATTATTCAACAATGAAGGAGTAATAAGGTTAGCCCCATCTAATGATATTAATGATTATTTAGAAGTATCTACAGCAGCAGGTATAGTAACTATAACCACCATAGCAGGAGATGACGGGGATTTGGTAATTACTGCTGGCGGTGGAGATATAAGTTTTGGTGATGAGAATATATCTACCACAGGCACACATTCCGCAACGGGGGGATATACTGGTGCTTTAACAGGTAATGCAGATTCGGTAACCAACGCTACATTTACAACAGCTCTTACAGTAGATACGGGTACAGTCGGTCTTACAGGAAATATAGCAGGTTCAGTGCTTACTTTAGGAGCAGGTGCTAACTCTTTCTCTGGCACAGCCTCAGGAACTAACACAGGGGGTAACACAGGCGATAATACAGTAGCGACTTCAGGCGACTCTGCAACAGACTTCTTTGATGCAGGTGAGATTATTGATGCCAGAATATCAGATACTTTAACATCAAGCACTTGTACAGGTAATGCAGCAACAGTTACTAATGGTGTATATACTACTGACTTTCCTCTTAATCAAAATACCACGGGAAAAGCCGATACAGCTGGCAACGCTGATACTGTAACCAATGCTACTCTTACGACTGCTTTGACAGTAAACACAGGTGCAGTAACATTAATAGGTAACGCTGGTGCTTCTACCCTTACATTAGGTGCTGGTGCTAACTCTTTCTCTGGCACAGCCTCAGGCACTAACACAGGTGGCAATACAGGCGATGACACAGTATGTACTTCAGGAGCAGCAACAACAGCAGAAACCTTAAAAACAGCAAGAGCAATAAATGGTGTAGACTTCAACGGTAGTCAAGCCATAACAGTAACAGCAGCAGCAGGCACATTAACAGGTGCAACATTAAAAGCTGATGTATTAGCCTCATCATTAACTTCTTTAGGTACAATAGCTTCATTAGTAGCCACAACAGCAGATATTAACGCAGGTACAGTAGATGCTACAATAGGTGGCACTACTCCAGCATCTGGTTCGTTCACAGAGGTAGTTTTATCTGCAGATGGTAAGTTAGAATTTAATCCTACCCCATCAGCTACAGATAAAGCAACTGGTATAATAGTATCTATGACAGTAGATGTAAATACTGTAGGCATAGGTGGATTACTTCATTTAGATACTGATAGTCATTGGGTAGACGCTGATATGAACGCTACTACATCAATGCCTTGTATGGGTATTGCTTTAGGCACGACGGGAACTGTTGATGTTTTACTTAATGGTATCATTACAGATACAGCATGGACTTGGACAGTAGGCGGAATAATGTATGTTAACACCGCAGGTACAATGACACAGACCGCACCAGCTGGAAATGGTGACCAAGTACAGGTAGTTGGTATAGCATTAACAGCTACAACAGTTTATTTTAATCCATCGGGCGTATTGGTAGAGGTAGTGGTATGATAAAAAAACTAATTTTAGTACTTATAATATTATCTATTACAGTTTCTTCTTACGCTGCATGGACAGTTGATTCATTAACATATGATAAGCGTAAAAAGATAACAATTCAAACAACTAATGTTGGTACAGACTTAACTGATTTTCCTTTATTAGTTAAGATAGCTGCTGACTCAGATATGGCTGACGCTAATGCTGATGGGTTTGATATTAGGTTTACCGAGGACGATGGTTCAACAGAGATACCTTATGAACGACAAGCATGGACTGGTGGTGCTGCTTCTGCTGTAACTGCTATCTTTTGGGTTAAGAGTGATGTAACTACAGTAGGTACAGGTGCTACAGATATTTATATTTATTGGAGATCAACAGACACGGCAGACGGAGCCAATCCTACAGCAGTTTGGGTAGACTACGCTGCTGTATGGCATTTGAATGCTTTAACGGATTCAACTGGTAACGGCAACACCATGACAGCTTACAATACTCCAACGAGTGGTGCTACTGGTGTAGTCGGTGATTGCTATACTTTTGCGAGTGCTTCAGTAGAATACTTAGCAAGAGCCGATAACTCTGGAATAACTGCTTATCCTGTAGCGTTTACTTGCTGGTTTTCATCAAGTACGGACCAAGACCAAGCTGTAGTTAATCTAGGGGATGCAAATGCAGTTTCGACCATAGGATGTTGGATGCGAGACTCAACCCCAGAGCAAGATGTTCTTGCACATCAATACAGCGGGGGAGTTGGTAATTATGTTGGAACAACAACCGACTGGGCTATTGATGGAACATGGCAACTGGGAACTGCAGTATTTCTTAATGCGACTTCAAGAGTTGTCTATCTTGATGCTGGTGGCTATGCGATAAATACAGTTAGCGATGCCCTACCATCAGGACTTGATAGAACATCTATAGCAGGAAGATATTATGGCGGTAGTGCAAAAAATCTATTCAACGGTTCAATAGACGAGGTTAGAATAAGAGATGCTAATGTCGCTAATCACACAGCTGATTGGGTTAAGTTTGAATATTACAATATAGATTCTGTCGGTAATGAACTTACCTTCGGAGCAGAACAACCAGCAGTGGGGGGTTGGACTCATAAGATAAATGGAGTAGCAGCAGCCAATATGGCTAAAGTAAACTCAGTAGCAAAAGCAAATATAGCAGAGATAAATCAAACGTAAGGAGTAATAGATGAAGAAAATAATAATCATATTAGCAATACTTTTAATGCCTTTTATGGCTCGTGCTGACCTTGTCGTAACTGGTAAGATAATAATGACGAAAGGCGACAATACTTCTACGATTGAAATGGATGATAACGGTAATGTCTATGTAACAGGTAAGGGATTAAAAACTGATGGCAACATAATCAAAGTCCCGTCAGATATTACTAACATTACAGCAGCGGGTGGAATTACAGTAACAAGTGCAATAATGGTTATACAGGGTTCAGGCGGGGCAGTAGATATAACAGCTAATCCTCAAATAGCAGATGGTTATGACGGACAACAGGTTGAACTTAGAGGCAATAGTGATACCAATACTATATTGTTAGAAACTGGAAATGGTTTATCGTTAGAAGAAGGAGTAGTTTTTACATTGGGATTAAGTGACTCCATAAAACTTATCTACTCATTATCTGAAGATTTATGGGTATGCGGAAGAAGAGTAGATAACTAAAGGAGCAAACTATGGCAGAGGGATGTGTAAAAGGCACTAAGAATGAGCAAAGAATAGTATCTCTTGAAAGAGATATGAGTGATATTAAGAACGACATAAAGGATATTAAAGACCGACTATTGGGTAGACCAACTTGGGTAGTTACTTGCTTGATTACCATTCTATCATCTACTTGTGTAGGTCTTTTAATAATGGTTATTAGAATTAAACTAGGAGTATAAAATGCCTATTCAAATAGCTCGACTAGAGCAGACCAGTGAGCATATAAAGGGAGACCTTAGTCGACTAGATAAAAACCTTGAAACAATACAATCAGATGTCAAGCTGATATTAAAGGCTCTCAAATGAGGATACTGATATGTATTTTATGTCTATTTTTAACAGGCTGTGCAACGTCTATGAAAGGCTTGTACGACGATCAGGGGAGATTAGTAGGCGTAGAGGGCTCAGGAAAGCAAAAAAGCTATATCAAGCAAGCAGCAGACGGTTCAGTAGAATATGGAATGGATAATAAGCAAGAGCCTCTGATCAACCTAGACCTTAACGCAGCAAAAGTAAACTAGGAGGAATCGATGAAAGGTTTTATAGCTTTTTTAATATTAGTAGTTTTATCAGCGTGGCTTATAGTAGCCAACGCAGCAGCAGATAGCGTGAATGTAAAGCTGGGCGTTCAAGATTATCTCGTAGAAGGTATGGGCGCATCTCCTAGACTAGAAGTGGGATATGAACTCAATAAGACATTTGAACCTGAACTATGGATACCAGTATTGTCAGTTTTAAGTAATGGGGAAAAATTAAAGATTCCATTTGAATTGGGTTTAGAGTTAGGAGTAGGCTTTAATACTGTAGTAGCACACGATACACAGGTAGAAACTCCTTATACAGGCAAAGGTATGGGCAGATTAAATATGCTTGATTACTACATTACCTTAAAGTGGTATCTTCCCTATAACTTACACGTAGGTGGGGGTGTAAATTATTTAGACCCTTACTTCAGAGAATACTACACAGCACAAGCGGATTGGGATGATGAAGTAGGCGCTCACGCACAGGTAGGTTGGGAGTTTAAGAAAGACTGGACTGCTATATTTAAGTGTGGCTGGGGAGACATAGACGTAGAGAGTGGCAAAGACCCTGAGTGGGCATATGGATATAAGTTTACGAACGGCATTCTTGAAGCACAAAGCAATCAAGATTACTATGCATTTATGATAGAAAGAAAATTCTAATGTCTGCTGAGAAGAGACAACTTAATAGAGATTACGTTCACATTAAAGACCATATAGCAGAGGCAATGACATCACTCTCACTAGCAATGAATATGTTTGAGGCCTTAGAGGAAAGAGAGAAAAACAGGAGAAGAGAAACCGATAAGGAGGTATTGCAATGAGTGGCAGAAAGTTTATGACGATTGCGTTTTCAGCTACATACTGTCTGGTAATTATTGGCTCTTTGGTATTAGCTTGTATGAAACTAATGACAGTTGCGGTACTACTAGCTTTATTTTCAGGGTTTACACCTATGGTAATGTATATTGTAAAAAGTTACTATAACAGGACTAGACCAGAGGAGGCTAAAAATGGACTTAAACCTAACTCAGTGGCTTAAAGGAAATGCTGCATTAGGAGTAATCAAGCTATTCCAAAGCAGAGTTAATGGGCGTAAAATAGGAAGAGATATAGATAAAAAAGGTGACGAGGGATTAGGAGAAAAGTCATCTGAAAAAATACAGCGAGGCCCGATAACTACATTTTTTGGTCAAATCTTAGAAGGACTATGGGCAGAAAATCCAGTATCGTTGGCAGTATGGCACGAACAGCAGGCTAAAGACATAAGAAGAAACTTAACCAAAGGAGGCAAGAAATGAAGGCATTGATAGGTTTTACAGTATTATTTGTAGTGGCACTAGCAGTATGTAGTTCATGCTTGGCAGAGGGATTTAATGTTGAGTTAAAACAGGGTGCTTTAGTTTGTTTTGATAGTGAATCTAGCGACAACAATAGTAATAAGATTAGAAATGTATCCACTTTTACAATAGCAAGAACTGAAAAGGTAGAAGCATGGGGTAAGTGGAATGCACTATGGGAAGGCTGGACTCTAGATGGTGGACTAGCATACGACTCAGATGAACTTGATACAGTAGCAATTTTAGTAGGCAGGAAACTAGGAGTTATAGGAGACTATATTCCTATAGACTTTCCTCTAGACGATTTACTATCAATCACAGTATATCCTATTGGTGTATACGCTGAAGGCATACAAGACAATGCTACATTTGGTGCGTGCGTAGGTGGCGCAATTATAGAGGCAAAGATAACTTTTTAAAAAGGAGCAGGCATGAATTTAGGAAATCTTAGAACATTGGCTCGCGCTTCAATCCCAGGGGCTAAGATAAGCGTAGTAAACAATACAATACTAGACTTAACCCTTAATCAAGGTGCGGCTGATATAGCAGCTTATACGCTATGTTTAAAGAGTAATCAACAGTTTAATGTTACTGACGGTAGCCACGAATATAATCTATCTATAGAAGTAGACGATTATATAGGAGTCGATAAATCGGGTTTGTGGTGGTATAACGGCAGCAAGTGGCGAGAGGTATATCCAAAGACTCTCAAATGGTTTGACCAAAATAGACCTAATTGGAGAAATCTAGCAGAAGGTGATCCAATCTATTACTCTCTAGACTCCAACATAATAACCTTAACCCCAACACCTGATACAACTCAATCGAATGGTTTATGGCTATATTACGGAGCAAAGTCTGTAGATATGACATCAAATACGCATTATCCGTTTAGCGGTTCAACCGTTGAAATGACACACTTGTCAATATTTGATTATGCTATTATAGCTTTCGCAAAATGGAAGATACTGCCTATGCTAAACAAAGAAGTAGATGCAGACAAGCTATATAAAGAATATCTAACCGAAAGAGAAGCCAAAAAGATACAGCTATACAAAAGACCAGATATAGCAAATTCATACGATATGGGTATGAGAGGCCCAGCGGTGAGAGCATGAAAAAGATATATATTGTTTTGCTTGCTTTGATACTTGCGATCCCTGCTTACGCAGCACAACAAGATAGGTTCTTTGTGTTGCAGGACTTCTCAAAGGGATTAAATAGCCATATATCACCTATTAACACCCCAGACAATCAAGGCATAGAGGCTCAAAATGTAAGAGTCAATAAAAGATACGGTGCTTTGGGAAAAAGAGAACCCCTAATAACGGCATGGGACGCAGGTTCTGCCACGATCAACGCTCTACACCGCTATTACAAGAGTGATGGTACATTTAAGACTATCATAGCCACAAGCACCACGCTTGAAATAGGTGATTCAACAGGCACAGGTACAACAACTATTGACTCAGGGCTAACAGATGGTAAGAGATGGAAATTCTCTACATTTAAGGATAACGCAATAGGAACAAATGGATATGACAGACCTATCAAATATGATGGGAAAACTACCACTACAGCTAACACAGATGGCGCAAGATCAGCAGATGAGCTATGTGCAGACCTAGGTGCGCCTTTTGCTGAACTCAACACAGGCACAGATCTAACCGCAGCTAAATGGTATCAGTACAAAATGCAGTTTTTATCTAGTGCAGTAGGCTACTATTCAAACGCCAGGAGTAACCCTATCCTAACAGGTGCAGCAGTATATAATATAAGCCTTACAGACATCCCTATAGGCCCTACAGGGACAACAGCAAGATATGTGTATAGGAACGTAGGAAGTGCCTCTAAGGCAGCGTGTGAGGCTAATACGACCTTTTACCTTATGGCCACCATAGCAGATAACACCACTACAACAGCTAACGATACTATGTCAGATGCTACTCTCGCAGGCGAAACACTATGGGCAACAACATCAAAATATGGTTGCCAGCCACCTACAGGTAAATACTGTAATGTAAATAACGATAGACTTTTTATAGGTGGAAATACGACTTATAATTCTAGGCTTTACTTTTCAGACGATAGTAACCCAGATTTCTTTGACCCTGACGACTTTGAAAGAATAAGACCAAATGACGGAGATGAGATAACATTTATTGAAACATTTATGGGAACAATGATAGTAGGTAAAAACACCAGCATACAAAAATACCACACAGACGGCTCATATATAACAGACTGGTATGTAAGCGATCCTTATTCTTTTGTTGGTTGTCCAGCGCCTTATACTGCGTGTTCATCACCTATGGGGATAATTTACTTATCAAGAGATGGAATATATGTATTTGATGGGGTAAGGTCGAAGCTGATTTCAGACGCTGTAACTCCTCAGATAAAAGATATATCTCGAACAAACATAGATAATTGCGTAGGAATATACTTTAACAATGAATATCGCCTATCATACAATTCTTACGAATCAGGGGTTTCGATAAATAACAAGGTTTTGGTGTATGATTTAATCAGAGATGCCTATGTAGTAGATACAATAAACGCAAACTGTTGGGCTGCCTTTGATGCCAGCACAGACTCAGGGGTTGTATATTTAGGCTCGTCTAAGTCTGATGGGCTTGTACAAGGGGTGTCTTATTCTGACCCGCTCTTAAACATTAGATTTGAAAGTGAACTTGACGAGGGTACATACGACGACACCAGAGCTTACGGAACAGAAAACTCCCCTACCCTAGAAATAGGCTGGGATTGTACTATAGATACGTGGGAAACAGAACTCCAAACTAAAAATGCTAATATTGATACCCTAGATAAAATAAAAACCTATCTTCCTGATGCAGTAATTGACCGCCCAGATGGAGATGGAACATGGGTAAGCGAGGTATATCAAATAGACGCTGGTGCTTTACTTGCTTTATATTGGAACGAAACACTAGGAGCATATGGAGATGTAACTTTTCAAATTAGGCTAAATTCATCTTCAAGTATGTCAGGTATAACTTACGAAACAGCAGTAACCAATCCTAACGGTGCTGATATATCAGGAATTACAGCAAATGATTATATTCAACTTAGAGCTAATTTCACGACTTCAGACGAAGTATACTCCCCTACTGTTTATCAAACAGATGGGTATTTATTCAGATTAACCTATGAGCGCGTAGGAGCAACAAAGGAAACTTCGGTAACTAGCTTATACACCACAGGCTGGAAAGATTTCAAAGTACCAGGATATAAAAAGCAAATTAAACGAATAAAAATCTTCTACACGGGGACGTCGGGAACGGTTAATTTAAACATCAAAACTGACGATGGAGACATAAACAGAGACATCCCTATTGATTTATCTGTTGAACCAGATTTTAGTTTAGATGACGAATATATTGGAGACGAAGATTTAAAGATATTCACCTACTATCAACCTATCAACTCAGAAGAAAGTCCTTCTTTAATAGGACAACTATTTAGGTTTGAAATCACAGAGAATGGGGTTATTGGATGGGAAATACAAAAGATTGAGTTCCTATACCAAGTTGAGCAAATATATGACTAAAAAGATACTGATTTTATTATTATGTTTTATCGCCACATCAGCCTACGCTGGAGACTATTTAACGGGCTTCGATGAAGAAACAGATTTGCCTATCCTAAATGAACATCTTCGTAAACTAGACCAATCTGTACTATACGGAAGATTAAGAACTGATGATGATGACGATTCAATGGGCTATCTCTCGACCGAAGTCCTAGACATCATAACAGTAGGAACGGTATCTGGCGGCACAATAGGAGGCTGGACTCTAAGCGCATCAGGACTTTATGGCGGATCAGGAGAAGATTACATAGGTTTACACCCAGGACAAGGAATCCAAATGGGTAATGAGACCTTTGCAAGTGCAGAATTTACAGTAACAAGTCAGGGAGCAATAAAAGCCACATCAGGCACAATAGGTGGATGGGACATAACAGCATCTACACTAGAATCCCCCAGCGACGCTATCGTCCTAAACGATACCACTTCAGAAATAACCGTAGGAGCAATAGGTAACACACATCTTCAAATAGACGGTGCCAATGTTCATATAAGAAGCTCTGACTACGCTTCAGGCGCATTAGGCTCAGGCTGGAATGTAGACTCAAACACAGCAGAGTTTAACAACATAAGAGCAAGAGGTAAGTTCTCTACTTCGATTTTTGAGAAGACAAGTATTTCTTCAGTTGGGGGGAACCTATTAGTTTCTGATAGTGACCTCTTAAATGTGGATATGACAGCAGCAGATGCGTCCACAATGACTATATTAGGAGATACTACATTTGCAGTAAATGATATTTTACGCATGAAAGACGGCAACGATGACGAATGGTTCACAGTAACTAATGCAGACTCTGCTCCTACATATACAGTAACCAGAGATGGTGGTAGTGACTATGCAGCAGATACAAACCCTATATGGACTAAAGGCACGGCTGTAATAAACTATGGTGCATCAGGAGAGGGTCTTATCTATATGACAGCCTCGGACACGAATTCGCCTCACATAGACGTTTTAACGCACGCAGGAAGCCCTTGGGACACCACTACAACTCGTATGAGGATGGGTAATGTCAATGGGTTCTTAGGCGCTGCTACTGACTTATACGGTATATATATAGGAGATAGTGATTCTTACCTTAAATATGATCCTACCAATGGACTTCAGATAAAAGGAGTTGTAACGGTTACTGGTGGTAATGCTACACAGACATTTTATCAAGATGCTATTCCTACTTCTATCGCTATAGGTGATATATGGGTAGACACTAATGATAGTAATAAACTATACATATCATATAGTGCTGGAGCAGATGAGATTAAAGCAGGTGAGTGGGTTGAAATATCGACTGGTGGTGGTGGTGGTGTTACTACATTTAGACAATCTGCAATACCTACAGCAGTAACAGCTGGTGATATGTGGATAGATACAGATGATGATAAGTTATATAGGGCCACCAGTGTTGGTGATGATCAGATTACAGCGGGAGAATGGGAATTATATGATGCAGCAATAGCCACTGGTTGGTCGCACGCTTCAGATACTACCAAAATCGATGGTGGAGATATTTATACCAACACAGTAACTGCTACCCAAATAAGTGTATCGCAATTAGATGCCCTTGCAGTAAATACAGGAACGCTTGATGTAGACGAATATATAAATGTAGGCTCTTATGTTACTATTGACGGGGCCGCCGAAGCGTTTAAAGTGTTTAGTGATGTTATAACTATCGAAGCAGGTGTGAATGATAAATTAGATTGGATAGAAGATGCAAGTACAGAGGTTGCTACATTAACAGCAAGCACTACATATACACCAACAACATTAGCAGCACATATACAAGTTATTATGAGAGCACAGGGAGATGCTGATACAACAGTTGTCTATAGTAGTTCTACCAAGAAAATTACTATTGCTAATGCAACCCTATCCACATTAACATTAAAATGGAGCACAGGAACAAACACAGCAACTACTTGTGGTAGAGCATTAGGATTTGATATTACAGCGGATGATAGTGGTGCATTAACTTATGCAGCAGACTATCAAGCAGCATTACGAGTAGAATTGGGGAAACTATCATGAGAATAATATTTTTAGTATTGATTATTTTAGGATTAACAGCGTTACCCTTAAATGCTGCAAATTATGGGCTAAGGGTTAGGGACGCTCAAGGCAAAGTAATAATAAATACTGCAGATAGCATATCTCGCCTTGTTTATACATCTACTCAGACTGCCTCTGCTGGTAACTCTGGTGCGTTACCCGAAATAGCAGGATTAAAGACTGCCCAATTTTCTATGCCTGTTAATGGTACTGCAGCTACATCACCGCATACAGTATCAAGGTCTGGGACTACTATTTCTTGGACTACTAATACTTTTACAACATTTGTATCTCCTGCTACTTGTGTTATGTTTTGTTTTGCGTACTCTTAATTAAGGATAAAAAATGAGAATATTATTAATATTATGTTTATTATTATTTGTTAATCCAGTCTATTCTAGCGATTATGGGTTGCGGATTAAAAATACTGATTCTGAATTTCAAATAGATGGTGTTAACAAAAACTATGTATATGTTGAAGGTACTGATAATGTACAAAGAGGGGCTACGGCTGGCATAACTAATCACAACTTTTCTACTAATACGACATATCCGCCAATAGTGTTATATAGACCATTGGATGGTAATAGGATGGGATTGTTAACTCTTAATTATTCAGCACCGAATTATACTGGGTTTCAAATGGCGTGTGGAGCCAATGCTAATTATGATTATAGGGTGTTCTTTCTAGAGGATACGTTTTCGTCCGAAACACATGGAATGAGAATAAAAAATGCAAAAGGAGAGTTAGTTTATGATACAGGATATTCTACATTTAGAATAATTGATGTAATTTCTACTACCAATGGCACAAATGTAACGCATGGTGCTGATGATAATAAGGTATTCTATATTCTAACACCTTGGCATTGTGGGGTTACTGGTGGGCATCCAGCTTATACTTTTAGATTAGTACAATCTATATACAGAGTAAGCTCCACACAGTGTCACCCGCAATTATTATTAGATGGCATAGTTGGTGGGCATAGTGTGGGTTCTCAGGTATCTGGTACTAATATTGATGTTATAGTATGTGAATTTGATGATTAAAATAGGAGTGTTACAATGTTTAAAAAAATACTTATAGTATTGCTTCTTATGATATTATGCGATAGGTGTCGTGGATTTATTGATGAAGAACGTGGATATTATGTATGTGAAAATGCATATGAACATCAAACTCATCAAAGATTGGATAAAAACATATGTAAAAATTGCTATAGGTTGCTTCCTATATATATACAGGATAATTATAAAAAAGTAAACAAAACTAAGGAGAAAATATGAAAATACTATTAGTAATAATGATTTTAGCAATATCAATAAATTGTTACGCATCTATTGAAAAACAGAGTTTAATAGACCAAAGGATAGTCTTACAGCATAAAATAGACGATATCACAGACGCAATAGAAGCTATTATAGCTGACGAGGCTACAGAAGAAGATATGATAAAACTAGAATACTACAAAGAAACCTTAGAGAAAGATAACCCAGTACCAAAGGATTACAAAGAGAAAGGAATAATAGAGTTATGAGAAGATTATTATTAGTGATTATGGTTTTGAGTTTGGCTGTTCCAGCATTTGCAACAGTTCAATGGAGAAATGGCACAGGGGCAGAAACTCCTCCAGGCAGTACAAACCCAGGGGATATTGATGATGTTATATACGATAATATCGTAGCACCATTAGATAACCTTTTAGCAGACGGAAGATTTGGATGTAAACTTGCATATGCATCAGCCGCTACGCTAACCGTAGGAGCTGGTTCAATAGTATTAAGCAACACCGCAGACACAGTAAGACTGATGGCTAGAAACTTATCCGCTACAACCGTAGCATGGACAGATATCGATACTGGATCAGAGGCAGCAAGCACAACATATTATTTATATGCGATTGCATCGGCTGTATCCGATACAGTATTCACGGTTAAAATATCAACAAGTTCATCTCTTCCAGCAGAGGTAACTTACTATAAAAGATTAGGCTATTTTACTAACAACAGTGATAGCAACATATCAAGTATAATAGATGACGGTAGATATGAAACTACTTTAGTAGGTACTATTCAAATGTATGGTGGTTCTTCTGCTCCAACTGGATGGCTAATGTGTGATGGTACAGCAGTATCAAGAACAACCTATGCAGCTTTATACAATATAATAGGAACATCATTCGGAACTGGAAATGGTTCTACTACTTTTAATGTACCAGATTTTGTAAACAGATTTCCTTACGGAGCAAGTGCTGGAACTGATGCTGGTAATGCAGATATCGGTAGCGAGGGTGGTACGGCAATAACTGGAAATGATACATCTCTTACTTCAAGCACAGGAAGCACTACACCACCATCCAGATATGATGGTAATGACAGCACAGGTGTAGGCGCTCACACTCACACATATATGCCACAATACTTAGCAATTAACTTTATTATAAAAACATGAGGAGGCTATAATGCCAAATGTAAGTGTAAATTTACCAGAGTTTTATAAGGATAAATAATGAATATAAAAACACTACCATCAAAAGAAGATATACAAAGTGGGATACTAGAAGTAGAGAAGAAAATGTTTTCTATGAAAGGTGTTAAGTTTGGTGATGACTGCGCTCCACTAAAGCATTCTTTTGGAGATGGGTTATACATAAGACAGATTACTATGCCAGCAGATATGTTGTTAGTATCTAAAATACATAAGAAGAAACATCCATACTTTATTTTAAAAGGCGAGTGTTCTGTATTAACAGATGAAGGTGTAGTCAGACTCAAAGCTCCTTATAGCGGAATCACTATGCCAGGAACAAAAAGATTATTATACATGCACACAGAAACAGTATGGACTACAGTACACAAAACAGACCACACAGATTTAAAAAAAATAGAAGAAGAAATCATAGCCAAGAGCTTTGATGAAATTCCAACAGAAGAAGAAGTTAAAAAATTGAAAGGGGAATTATTATGAGTTGGGGATTAGTAGCGAAAGCAGCTTTAAGCATAGGAAGTAGTGTAGCCAGTTCTTATCTATCAAAAGATAACAGTGGAGACGATAGTGGCGGTGGAGGCGGAACTAACTATGGTGGAAATCTAAATGATGCCGCTGCAGGGTTAGATTTCAAAACAGATGAGTATTTCACAAAAGGTCAAGAGGACTTATATGGGTTTGGTTCTGGTATGTTAAAAGGGAATTTACCTGAATTTTATGAAGGATTAGGAAAAACAGGTTCAAAAGAATTTAATGATATGCTATCTTTAGTAAATAGAGACACAGCGACAGCAGTAAATGAGAACCTAGTCCGCAGAAACATTAAAGGTGGAGTAGGTCTCTCGTCTATTGCTAAAGCAACCGCAGACGCAGGAACAAAGATGCGATGGGCAGACTACATAAAAGCATCAGGTGAGAAACAAGAACTAATGAAAACAGGATTAGAAACCGTATCAGGTGTAAGAGGTGCAGGCCTAACCTATGGCGGACAGCAGAATCAATTTGGTCTAAACAAAGCAAGCCTAAGTAATAATTTCGCTCTAGGTAAAGCAGGTCTAGCATTAAAACAACAACAGATAGCAAATGCACAAGCATCCGAAAAAGGTGGTTTGTGGAGTCAGATAATGGAATCTGGTGTAGGTGCAATAACTAGCCTTGTAGGTAATCTGGGTAGCAGTAAAGGCACATCATCAACGTCATCAAGTAATGCTGGCGCAGCAGACACATATGAGTTAAATTATGATCCAAATAAAAACTATGGTGCAAGTAAATTTGCATAAAAATAGGAGACTAAGATGAGCAACGAGGGACTATATATAATGGCTGGCCTTGCTAAAGGTTTTGAAAAAGGAGTAGACAACTATTCCAAAATCAAACAAAAGCAAGCTGAACTCAAGCAAGAAAACGAAGAGTGGAAACTTAACAAAAAGGTTAAGGAAGCTCAATTAAAAGTATATGAGGCTAAAACTAGCCCAGAAGCTATGGAGCAACAAAGAAAAGAGTTCCAGCAAACTAATCAGCTTTTTGAACTAAACCAGAAAGCTAAAGCATCAGCTATTAACACAGCAGAGATAAAAGTTCAAAAGGAATTGATGGATTTAGAAAGAACTAAAACTATCTATCAGGCAGCCGAACTCAATACTCTACAAAGCGAGGGTAAGACAGAGGGTGAAGCAAGAGCTATAATGGCTATGGAACAAGGCAGGTCAGCCAACATAGCAGGTCAGCAAGTACCTGTAGCCTCTCCTGAGTTTACAGAACAATACTCTGATTTTGGTAGTGCGGAAACAAACGTAGCAACAGGAGAGAGAGAAGCCTATGGCACTAGAGGTTCTACGAGAGACCCATTCCTGACAGCACTAAGCAGAGGTGCGCAGGAAAGAACAGGTCTTACTAAAACAGAAGCTAGAGAAAAAATTTATGGTGATGATGAAAAAACTATAACACAAGCAAAAAGAGGCGTTGTAGGAGACATCAGAGCAGCTAAAAGCAAGAATAAACCAATAGAAGATATTAACAAACTCATAAGATTTGAAGGATATGAACCAGAAGAGTTTGCTGAAGAATTAGAGGGATATAATCCCATTGACAAAGCAACACTTATAGAGAAAGCAAAGAGTTTCATACCAGGCGTAGAAGGTCAAAAACGTGATAGGCGTATGAAAGATGGCATACCATACGAAAAAAGGGACGATGGTCTATGGCACAAAGTAGAATCCAAATAAAAGATACTCTAACAGACGAAGAAATGTTTGATACACCAGATACTCTGACTGACGATGATTTTATAGCAGATTACATCAGGAGTAATGAAGGCGTATCAGATACACCAGTATATACAGATACAGGTGGAACACAGACATTTGGCATAGGACATAAACTATTACCAGATGAAAACCCTGATGAACTAGACGAAGAAGAAACTTTTAATAAAGACCTAAAGATACATACAGATAAAACAAAAAAGCTATTTCCTAAATACGAAGATTATCCTATTGAAATAAAGCAATCATTAGTAGATGGTGTATTCAGAGGTGACCTATCAGGCAGTCCTAAGACTATAAAACTTATAAACGAAGGTAAGTGGGATAAAGTATCTGATGAATATATAAACCACAAAGAATATAAAGACTCTAAAGCAAGCGAGACATCAGAAAAACCTTGGACTGGTGTATATAAAAGAATGGATAGAAACGCAGAAGCATTTAAGAATTATTCAGATACGAGTTCTACACGCCCTCAAGCTACAGCTAATGCCCCAATAGAACCAAAAGACACCCTTACTGACGAAGAAATGAATACCCCTGATAAACCTAATCTTATGATGGATACACTTAAAAGAATATCTTTAGATATGTCAACTCTAGGAGTATATACACCACTTAAGACTTTAGGTGTAGATTTAGAAAAACCAATAATGGCTGGGTTAGAAAAGAGTGGTGCTATCGAAGCAGGCAAGGGTGCAGTATCTACAGCCCTATCAGCCCCACAAGCATTTGGTTCTTTAATTCAAGAATTTGGAGAGAGGGCAGAAGAAAGTCCTGATTGGTTAGATTATATGATGAGCGGTGCTGTTCCTATGATGGCACAAACTAAACAGTTAAAATCTATATTATTTAAAAAAACTGATTTAGATGAAAAAGCAATTACTCTTGGTACTAAAATTATAGAAAAAAATAAAGAGTTTATGAAAACTATGCCTGAACTTGAAGCAGTTAAAGAGCCTGGATTCAAACAGTTTATGTTTAATTTAGGTTCAGGCGTTACTACACTAGGTGGTGCAATTGGTATAACTGCTCTCACAAAAAGTCCCCATGCTGCTGCTGTTCTATTTGGTATGTATCAGAAGGGTCAGATATATCAACAGGCTAAAGACGCAGGACTAGATACTAAAAAATCAGGTAGGCTTTCTACTTTAGCAGGTGGGGTAGAAGGAGTATTAGAATATCTGGGATTAGATTTTATGCTTAAAAGCTATGGTGGCCCAATATTCAGTATGGCTGTAAGGTCAGGAACAGAAGCAGCACAAGAATGGCTACAAACTACAGGCGAGAACTTAGTTGTCAAGTTGGGCGGTATTGATAATGCGAGAGATATTTTTGAAGGAGCTGGTCAAAGTGCATTGATAGGGCTATTATTAGGAGCAGGGGCTTCAGCATCTATAACTATGGCTGAGCGAGGTGGCGTAATAGAGGCTCTTAAGAATGGTGGTCTCGACGAAAAAGAAGCTAAGAAAATTGCATCTAAGATTACTAAAGATGTCAGACAGGGTGTTGTTAATTTAGTACAAGATGAAAAGGGCTTTGCTTTGATACCAGGAGAAGGTAAAAAGATAGAACACAAAACCTATAGTGGCTTAGTCAAGCGTATGCAAGAAAAAACACCTAAACTAGGCCTCGATGATATAGCTAAAACACTACAAGAAGAAGGTACTCTCAAAGTACCCACAGATCGTAACGCAGATGAATATCTTAAAGATCTTATTGATTCTAAAGCTAAGTTGCCTACTGAAAAAGTAACCTTAAAAACTCAAAAAGAGTTTGAAAAAGAACTTAGAGCTGAGATAGCCAAAGACAAAGCCGAGGGCATTGATTTTGACCCTGTAGCTCTAGAAGCAGAGATACAAAAAGATTTAGATAAATTTAAACAAGGTATAATTAAAGAAGTAAAACAAGCCGAGAGTCCTAAATTAACCAAAGGTAAAGTCAAGCCTGTTATCCACAAATCTACAGGATATAAGAAAAGTATAGATGTTATAGTTACTAATGAGATGGCTCTACTCAAGCAACAGTTATCCTCAGAAGCAAAAGGTGCTAAAGTTGGTGAAAGAGTAGGTAAGGCTGAGATACGTTCTCAGGAAGCCATAAAACGCCACGTTACAGGGCTTGTAAGCTCTTTAAAGTCAATGGGTGATAGGAAACTCCCAGTAGAATATAAAGACCAAGTAGATGCCATTTTAGAGCAATATGACCTAAAAGGCAGAATGGATGTAACTAAAGAAAAGCGCGCTAACATAACAGAGTTTGTAGATACTATGCGCGAACAAGGTGATTTAGCTTTTGTGCCTAGAGAGTTCTTTAGGGATTACGGAGAAAAAACTACTCTTGATGAAATGACTCTTGAAGATTTAGAGCATTTACATGATCAGGTTAAGGTTTTAGTTACAGCAGGAAGTAACGAAGGTAAACTTATATCTTTTGAAAAAGAACTTAATCTTGAAGAGACTGTAGATAATTTAGCTGAGACTATATATAAACGTGGCAAAATGGCAGAACCTACAGAAGAAGAACTAAGATACAAACCCCCATCAGCAAGAAAGAAAAGTGTAGTTCGCAGAAAGATGGATTCTACTTCTAAATATGCAAGTGGTAATAGAAAAGTAGAAAATATTACACAGGTTTTAAGGATATGGGATAAGGTTTGGAATCCTATTCAAAAAGGCACTAATACGGAGCTTATAAAAGGTGGGGAAATGAACGCTAAATTTAAACAAATATTTTCTCCTATTGCTAAAATCTCTGCTAAAATGCTAAAGCCTGAAATTAAAGTAGAGGGAATGGCAGACCCTATTACTAGATGGGAAGCTGTTGGAGTTGCTTTAAACAGCGAGAATTTTGGTAATGTGCAAAGACTTATTAAGGGCAACCAATATACAGAAGAACAAATAAAAGCTATTAAAGCAAAACTTACTCCTACTGAAAAGAAATTTGTAGAAGATACATTTAAACTAATAGATTCTTATTGGGCTGATACTGAAGCTAACACAATCAAAGCCGTTGGAGTAAGACCTAAAAAAGTATCAGGTAAGTATTTTCCTATCAAAACAGACTATAGCCAAGATATAAACGCACAGATAAGAGCATCTCAAAAAGATGTAATGAAGGAAGTATTTAGCAAGGCATTTCTTGAAAAAAGTTTTATCAAATCAAGAGTAGGTGGTGCTGGTGCTGTAGATTTAGACGTTCTTCCTATAATATTGAAACACTTAAAAGATGTCATACACTATAATGCCTTTGTACTTCCTATGAGAGATACACAAAAGATAATTAACCACCCTAAGTTTAAAAAAGCCGTTATAGATGTAATGGGCGAAGCGACTTATTCAGAGTTTAAGCCTTGGTTAGCGAACACAGTAAACCCTAAGACACTATCTCCACAGAATATATTTGAAGTAGGAGCTTCAATGTTAAGAAAGAACTCTACAGCATCTATATTGGGGATAAAGGTTTCTGTATCACTTTTACAGGGCGGTTCATTCTTACAGACAGTAAACAAGATAGGACTAAAATCAGCATTAGGTGGAGTTGCTGATTTTTATCATAATCCTAAAACTACTGTAAAATTTGTATATTCTAAGAGTCCTGAGATGAAATATAGATCTACACTATGGGATAGAGAACTTAAAGATTGGATGGAAAGAAAACAAGCTCAAAATATTCTTAAAGGCCTTCCTGGAGATTCTAAATCTGTCTTGTTTGCAATGATTAGGGGTGTGGATTTTTTAACTGTTATGCCTTCTTGGATGGGTGCTTATAATAGAGAGCTTTCTATATCAGGTGATGAAACTAAAGCCATAGAATATGCAGATAGTATTGTCAGAACAACTCAGCCTATGGGTTCAGTAAAGGACTTGCCTAGAATGTTAAGAGGCAGACCATTTATGAAGTTATTTACTATGTTTAAGTCTTTCTATACTACAATGCACAATCAAATGGTAGACATCAAAGACGAATATAGGTTTAGCGACGAGCCATTTATAAGCAAAACAGGCAAGGCAGCAACAGGATATTTTTGGGTATGGATTGCACCTGCATTATTGGCTACTTGGATAAGGTCAGGTTTTAAAGAAAAAGACATCAAAAAGTACGCAAAAGCAGTAGGAACCTTCCCATTACAAGGGTTATTTGTAATAAGTGATATTGCTAATTCTCTATCATCAGGATTTGGAATGGGAACTCCAGCGCTTAAAGGTGTAAAGGAATTAGAGTATGGAGTTAAAGGTAAAAAGCCTTATACAAAGATTAAACACCTTTCTAAAGCAGTAGGAACATTTGCAGGTGTACCAGTAGATTCTCTTTGGACTTTCGGAGAAGGTGCATATGATTTATACAAAGGAAAAACTTCTGATCCAAGAAGATTAGTTTATAGTAAATATGCTCTAGGTGAAAAGAAGAAAGAAGAGGATTGGTTAAAACAATTCAAGAAAGAAATACGTGGTGATGATAAAGATGACTGGCTAAAGAAATTTAAGAAAGAAATACGAGCTTAACTTTTAGGTCTATGCCACTCATTCAAAACCATATTAACAAAAACACCTAAAATTAAAAATACACAAACGAAATTTATTAAAGTATCCATACCCAAAACATACCACATAAACACAAACAAGTCAAGTATATCAAAAAAGTTTCCTAGAAGTTAAACTATTTTCACCCTCCTAGCGACGAGCTAAAAACTATTTTAAAAATAAGTGTTGACAACTATTCATAAATATGATATATTTTGAGTACACAAGATATAAACGAAAAAAGGAAGGAGTATAAAAATGCTAGAAACGTATTTAGTAAGAATGCCGAAACAAATTAAGCAATGGCTAAATAGAAATAAGCAAAGAAATGGATCTTCCATTAACTGGCAGATAAATAAAATTTTAGAAGCACAGATGAAAAAAGAAAATAAGAAAGGGTAATATGTATCAGCACCAATATGCAGCAAACATATTTGCAACAATGATCGTAAACGCTAACAAGGAGCAAACTATGCCACTATGTAGTTATCCGAATTGTGGTAATGAACTATGTTCTGAAGAGGAAAAAGAAATAGGTCTTTGTAATGACCATTATCAAGAGAATGCACAAAGACAGCTAGATGATGAAAGGCATGAAGATGACCGTAGATAAAAAAGTATGCAAATATTTAAAGGACACGGGAAAGTTTCATCCAAGAATATGTGAGTTATGTAGAAACAGAAAAACCTGTAAAGAAAGGGTTGACCATGACAAATAGAGAGTATGCAAGGACAGATAAACTATTTAAGGAATGTTGCGATGCAGCAGAGGTAACACCAAATAAGAAACAGGCATCACAGTTCAGAGCAAAATCAGGTAAAGCCTACGAGATAGGCAGACCAATCATAAACGGAGGTGAGTAATATGGCTAAAGAGAAAGAGAAAGCATTAGCAGTAGCACAGGGAAACAGCCCTGCTGATATGATTAGAATGGCAGTAAATGGTAAGGCAGACCTAGCCCAGCTAGAAAAATTGCTAGGACTACAAGAAAGGTATGAGGCAAATCAGGCAAGGAAACTGTACACAGCGTCCTTCTCGGTGGTGCAAGCTAACATAACATCAGTAGTAAAGACCAAGAGCAACCCCCAGACCCACAGTAAGTATGCCGACCTAAGTGGGATCATAGCAAGCTCAAAGCCAATATACACGGCAGAGGGCTTCTCCATAATCTTCTCTGAGGGCAAACCAGCAGTAGAGAATGCCATAAGAATATGCGCTGATGTGCTACACAGAGCAGGCCACAAGGAAAGCTACTACTATGACGTACCCCTAGATGGGGTAGGGCTAAAGGGCAATGCGAACATGACCAAGATACACGGCAAGGCCTCATCAACATCATACGGTAGAAGATACCTTATGTGCATGATATGGAACATCCCAACAGGCGATGACGATGATGGCACAGCAGCAGGTAAACCAGCGGTAGATATGCCTACAGCAAAGGCTTCACCAATAGCATCAGGTAAGCCAGAAACAGGGCAAGGTGGCACGCAAGCACCTAAAGGCGAGGATATAGCCGAAACAACCGAAATGAACAGAAGAGCAGCCCAAATAGTAGATATATTTGAGGCTTGCGAGAATATGTTAGAACTAGAGGAGCAAGCAGCAGGGGTCAGGGAAGAGATCAACACCAAAATGTCACTAGGATATAAGACATTCCTGAAGGAAACCTACACATCTGCTAAGAAAAGGATAGAGCAAAGAGCAGAGGAAGCAACAAAATGAACGAACCAAGAGTAACAGGCATAATGCAAGCAGAGGGACTGATAGACTTCTCCATGGTGCGTAAGGACATCATGGAGAGGGCTCAGAACTTCGGTAAGGGGGTGCATGCTGTAACAGAATTTTGGGATAAAAATATACTGGATATGAAATCTGTTGCAGAATCCTTAATCCCGTACTTATCTGGCTGGAAGAACTTCCTCAAAGACTACAACTTGACATTTACACCAGAGGAAATAGAGCAAAGGCTAGTTTCTATCAAGTATGGCTTTACAGGCGCACCAGACAGATGGCACACAGAAAAAGGATTATTGATAGACATCAAGAGTACCACAACCATGTATCCTGCAACAGCCATTCAAACTATGGCATACCAAATGCTTATAGAGGAGAACCTGAAAATCAAGATCAAGAAGAGGATCGGGGTGCAATTAACAGGCCAGCCAGGGAAAGGCTACAAGATAGCACACTATAATGACACATCAGATAAAAGTGTGTTCCTAAGTTGTTTAAACGTATACCGATGGAAAAAGAGGAAAGGATTATTGAAATGAGTGAGATAACCGTAAAGAGCATAAACACAGATAGCGTAGGCACAGCAGTAGAGGAGTCTACTAAGGTACAACAGGCAGTAGAGGCTATAGACCTAAAAGACCAAGAAAGCTACGACAGCATAGCAGGCATACGCAAGACAGCTAATGCCAAAGCAAAGGAACTAGATGCAGAGAGAAAGAAAATAACAACTCCGCTGGATGAGGCAAAAAAACAGGTTATGAGTCTGTTCAACAAACCAATAGGGATATGTAAGGAAATCGTACAAACTTGTGATACGATGATGATTACATGGACAGACCTGCAGGATAGAGCGCGCAGAAAAGAGCAAGCTAGGCTAGATGAGATTGCAGAAAAGAAACGCATAACAGCAGAGGAAAAGGCTGAGAAGGCCAGAGAGGAAGGTAACGATACTAAGGCAGAGAAATATGAGGAAAAGGCAGCAGAGGTTATAGCACCAGTAGCGCAGGAGAGGACAGAGAAACCTAAGGGAGTCAGCTACATAACCCGCTGGCATGGAGATGTAACAAACATAAAAATCCTACCAATGGAGTATATAATGCCTGACTATAGTAAAATCAACAAAGTTATAGCAGCAACCAAAGGCACATTAGTAATACCAGGCGTTAAGATCACCAGCACCAAAACCATAAGCACAAGGAGCTAGGTATGAAAAATTCAGATGTTGTAAGATGTTGCTTAAGTATTGCACTCCTAGTGTTTGTATGGCTAGGTTATCAATGGGCGATAAAACTCTGTATTACATTGCTGCTTATTAGTAGTGAACTAACAGTATATATTTTAAGAAAAGGAGGTATTTGTGAATAAAGTTATAGTAACAGGAAATTTATGTCGGGATATAGAACTAAGATATATCCCAGATGGCACAGCAGTAGGATCATTCTCAATAGCCGTAAATGAGAAATACAAAGATAAAGAAACGACTTCATTCTTCAATGTAACCGTATGGGGAAAACAGGCGGAAAACTGCGCTAAATACATTGGAAAAGGGAGTAAAGTGCTGATAGAGGGCAACCTAAAGCAGGATACATGGGAAAAAGATGGCCAGAAGCACCAGATGGTCAAGATAAACGCTCAGCGCGTAGAGTTCATCGGCAAACCTAGAGAGCAGGCACAGGGAGAACCAGCAACAGACCAAACAGCTAATCAAGAGAGTGGCGTGGATCAAAGCATTCCATTTTAACGGGGATGCCCATAAGGGCGGGCTTGCTCCGAAGGTTGGCTCGTCCCCATCCCCACAAAGGAGAGAATATGAAAAAAGTGTTTCGTGGCACAGTAAGCAAAGGCCAGCTTGTAATGGGGTCAGACTATACAGATCACCTATTCACGCTAGAGGAACAGGACATAGACCTGACCGTAGAGAAGCACAGGACAATAAGAAGCGTTAACCAAAATGCTTATTATTGGGGTGTGGTATTAAAAATACTTTGCCGAGGACAAAAAGGAGAGGGCGGGTTAGGATATAGAGAAGAAGAGATGCACGAAATACTCCGAGGTAAGTTTCTACGAGAGGCTGTTAGGATAGGAGATGACCTGATCCACTACGCCAAAAGCACAGCAAGCCTCAATACAACCGAGTTCGAAGAGTATCTAACCGAGATCAGGGAATGGGCGAGTGTAGAGCTAACCTGCTGTATTCCACTTCCAAACGAGATAGACTTCTAGAAAGGAGAAACCATGAGCCAGAAAAGAACACAGACAGATAGGATAATAAAGTACTTAAAAAGAGGGCTTACTCTAACGCCACTAGGTGCGTTAAAAATGGGAATGGGGATGCGTTTAGGCGCACGAGTGTTTGATTTAAAACAGCAGGGGTACAAGATAGAAACCCTAAGAAAGTCTCATAAAAACTATGCTCATTATAAATTAAAAAAATAAAAGATTTAGCTTGACAAGAACTGTAGATTATGGTATAGTAAGTTTACAATTAAACACGGGAGGCAACACAATGAACAAGGCTAGACTAAACCAACAACACTCGACGAGAAAAGTCGAGTTTTTTCTATGCCCCCAGGTTCTGCCTCCCAAGACAGAAGCAAAGACTTGTTCGCCTGGGGGTACTTTTATGGAAAGGAAAAAGTGAATATAAATAAAATTAAAATAGGGAATCGATTTCGTAAAGATATTGGAAATCTAGATGAACTTAAAGACTCTATAAAAAACATAGGACTTTTACATCCCATAGTAATAGATAATAAAAATAAACTAATTGCTGGATATAGAAGATTGCTATCTTTTAAACAGTTAGATAAAATTGATATTCCTGTAACAGTAATTGATATTGAAAATATTTTTAAAGGGGAATGCGATGAAAATTCTATAAGAAAGGATTTTACTCCTTCCGAATCTGTTACTATATATGAAGCATTAGAAAGCTATCAGGGGCAAAAATCACTTATGTCAGAATCTGACACAAGTAGTAAACGAAAGCGCGCATCAAAAATACTTAATATAAGCACAGACACACTATCTAAAGCAAAGCAAGTTATGGAAAGTGGTCGTAAGGACTTGATAGAACAGATGGATAGAACAGGTAATGTTAATAAATCTTATAGATATGTAAAACAAAAAAAGGATGAAGAAAAAATATTAAAACAGCAACCAACACTAAAAGCACAAGAAAAGTATAAGACTATTGTTATTGATCCACCGTGGCAATATGATACAAATGTTATTGGTCGCACAACCCCAGAATATGCTACTATGAGCATAGAAGATTTATGTAAAATTAAAATTCCTTCTGATACTGACGCTCATTTATATTTGTGGACTACCAATGCTTTTATACCCAAAGCTGTTTTGCTTGGTGTTAAATGGGGTTTTGAATATAAAACTTGTATTACTTGGATAAAACCATCTATAGGAATGGGAAGTTATTTTAGAAATTCTACGGAACACTGTCTATTTTTTGTTAAAGGAAAACTTTCTACAAGAGTAAAAAACATTTCTACTCACTTTGCAGCGCCAAGAACAAAACACTCTGAAAAACCAGAGGAGTCATATAAAATTATAGAAAAAGCATCTTATCCACCATATATTGAAATATTTGGAAGACAAAAAAGAGAAGGATGGAAAGTGTTGGGGAATTTATGACATTTATTGCAGATCTTAAATACGCAGAAACACAACGTGAAAAATTAAAAGATTTTTATGCTTGCAAAAGTTATGAAAATCGCTATGTATTTATTAACAAAGAAAGTGGTGTTATTGGAAAAGAACTACAAAACAGATCTATTGATACGATTATGCAAGTTTCTGATAAAAAAGAAATATATATTGAAGAAAAAATTGTAAGATGGAAAGGTAAAAAATACACTGCTTTTACTCTTGAAACTGATAGTTGTACTGTTAAAGGAAGAGAAAAAGATGGGTGGATGAAATATGGAGAATTTGATTATTTGTTATATGGGTTAGAATTAGAAAATAGTGATATAGAAGCATATATAATATCATTTCAAAAATTAAAAAAATGGTTTTGGGAAAATTATGAGAATTATAGAATTACTACAACAGAACAAATTAACAAAACTGCTTGCCGAATAGTACCTATTGTTGATATTAAAAATAATGTTGGATATAAAAAATTCTTTATAAAAAATATTCAACCTGTATGCAATAGTAGTTTGAACTATAAGGGCGCTGTCGCAGGGGTAGGACAGCGTGCTAAGTCAAGCGACTTGACCAAGCAAAAATCGCTCCAACCGAAGTTAAAGCGTAATGACCTCGGTCAACGAAACGACTTGTCGAATGTTACGACAAGTTTAAAAAAGTTAAAAGATAACGAAACTGGATACGGTGGCAGTATCGATGGGAAAATGTTTTATTAAAAAAGGAGTACCTAATGAACATAACTAAAGCAAGAAAAATAATATCTAAGAAACATAACCTAGGACGTAAAGTTTGGCTGCTAAAGGATAGCCAAATCTGGGCTATGTATTATAGGAGTAAATGATGGCAGAAATTAAATGGATTAAGATTACTACAGACATGTTCAACGATGAAAAAATCAAGATAATAGAATCCATGCCAGACGCAGACAGCATCCTTGTAATATGGATTAAGCTCTTAACCCTAGCGGGAAGATGCAATGACGGTGGTGACGTCACGCTTTCACCAAATATGCCATTCACAGCAGAAATGCTATCCACAATATTCCATAGACCACTGAATACCATACGGTTAGCACTAGAAATCCTAGTAAAATATGAGATGATCATAATTTCACAGAAAAAGATAGAAATACTCAACTGGGAGAAACATCAGAACATAGATGGCATGGAACTTATAAAGGAACAGGCACGGTTAAGAAATGTTAAGTATAGGGAACGCAAGAGGTTAGAGCAAAACATACCTACAGCTAAGAATGACGCTTCCGTGACGTCGCGTGACGGTATAGATAAGAATAGAATAGATAAGAATATAGATATATATAAAACGATTGTGGGAGACCTTAATTCTGTCTGTAAAACCAACTTCAAAACCACAACACCAAAGACACAGAGCCTGATAAAAGCAAGAATTAAAGAGGGATTTACTATTGAAAATTTTAAGCATGTACATAAGAAAAAACAGGAAGAGTGGACAGGTGGAGATATGGAAAAGTTCTTGCGGCCAGATACCTTGTATGGAACTAAATTTGAAAGCTATGTAAACCAAAAGGACATAAAAGAAAAATCATACTACGAACAGAACGTAAAGGAGCAATAATGGATATAGCAGGAATAGACATAAAAGAACTACATATGAAACCAATGCCTACACCACCACAAGAGGTGATCAAGTTCGCTAAAGACAGGATCACAAAGAAAACACACCAAATGAAAGAGGGATTTTTCAGAGCAAAGCACCTTTCCGACTGGATGATACAGATAGATAAATGGCGCGGCATGAACCTATCAAGTTACTCATGGCTAAAGAAATATGCAGAAGATAAGGAAACAAAGCCCTACACAGAGCCATTGATAAAGGAATTTGAACTAAACAGGCAAGATTGGTGGTCTTTCGGATATGATTTCCTAAGAATAATAGCAAGATTCTCTTATGTACCACCAATAGAGCCAGGGGGTCAAAGCTACTATGAAAAAAATTGACAGGATTAAATATAAGAGGTATCTAAGATTATTGGATATCTTAGCAATACAAGGAGTAATATCAAAATGAAACATGCACAAGAGAAGAAGTGGACTAAAGTAGACTACTGGATAGCAATACCAACAGCGATAGCGATGGTAGGGGTAGCAGTATTTATTATGTGGAATGTATATGGCTACTAAGAAAAAAGGCTCTATACCTTGGTGGAAAGCAAAAGCAGATAAAGAGTTCTCTAAGTTTATAAGAGGTAGAGATACAGACTCTCATACTGGTTGGGGATTTTGTTGTACTTGTTCTGTGCCAACTCATTATAAAGGTGGCGATGCTGGACACTTTCAGCCAAGACAACATTTAACTACAAGATATGATGAGAAAAATGTTCACTTACAATGTAAAAAATGTAATAATAAAGACTGGAATCAAGGTGAACAATATAAGCACGGAAAGTTTATAGATAAAAAATACGGAGAAGGAACAGCAGATGAACTGTATAGGCTCTCAAGAGAAAGAAAACAATTTAAAGAATATCAGATAATAGAGATATTTGAAAAATACAAAGCCAAAGTCAAGGAATTGGAGGTTGGGGTATGAAAGAGATTAGAGAGAAGAATAAGGTTGACAATATTCTCAATAAGTGATACTATATAACTAGTCATAGGGGAAGGAGTTTTTTTAATGTATAAAACAAAGGCAACCGTAAGCGTTGAAAGATTTACTTCTTTCTCTATGACCGCTGAAAGTTGCCTTTTTTATTGGAGATAAGTTATGGATAGTAAAGAATATGGAAAAATGTGGCGAGCAAAGAATAAGCAAAAAATAAAAGACTATCAAAAGATATATTTTCAAAACAACAAGCCCGTTTTAGAAGAAGATAAGCAAAAACGTAGAGATTCTTGTAATAAGTGGAGAGACAGAAATCCTCTTAGTATGAGAGAGTTCGCAAAACAACACACAAAAGATAATAAAGAAAAAAGATACAAATATACTAAAGAGTGGCAGAAAAAGAACCCCTCTAAGGTGGATAAAGGTAAACAGGCTATTATGAATAAGGTTCAATGGGCAGTAGAATCAGGCAAGATAAAGAAATCAATCTATTGCAACTGTTGTAACCAGAAGAAATACTTACAAGGTCATCACCCAGACTATTCAAAACCCTTAGAAGTTATATGGCTTTGTCGTAGTTGCCACAAGTTTTTACATTGGCACTTAAAAACATTTAAAGCAGAGATTAGAAGGAAGGTAGAGGGGGAGATATGAAAGAAATAAAAATAGTAAGTCGTTGGGATAGTAGCAAGGTTTTATTATGTGGTAAATATGAAAGCATTAAAGATTGTTTGGAAAAAAATAGGGGTGCTAACCTTGGGGGTGCTAACCTTGGGGGTGCTGACCTTAGGAGTGCTAACCTTGGGGGTGCTGACCTTAGGAGTGCTGACCTTGGGGGTGCTTACCTTGGGGGTGCTTACCTTAGGGGTGCTAACCTTGGGGGTGCTTACCTTAGGAGTG